CAGCTTGTGTATCTGCTAATGTTTTTTCTACATCAGCTGTCACAGTCTTTGCTTCAACTGTAGGAGCAGCAAACTCCTCTGGCATAGTAGCCTGATCAGCTGTAGCAGCTGTAGTAGTAGCAGCTAAGTCACCAGTAACTTGACCGGATGTAGTGGGAACAAACTGATCTGGCTGAGCAACGGTGCCAACTGGAACTGTAACAGCACCAACAGGAAGGGCGGGAGTTTTAATTAAGTCTTTTGTAATACCGGTAAGCGTTGCATTTTCTGCGACATCTTGTGTAGGAATATACTGTTGCGGAAGCACGTTAGCTTCTGGTGCACCTGTAGTATTTTGTAACATTGCGTCCTTATCAGTAGGCTGGTATACTGTAGGTATTCCAAAGCCTAATGTATCTATAGAACCACCAGTAGCCATTTTCTTAACATAACCACCAGCAGCCATTTGCATAGCACGATTATTATAGTAATCCATACGCTGTTGCTTATCTGGATTCTGTTGCAGGTACTGATCGAAGCCCGCCATGTCACCAGAATATCCTAACGATCCAGCAATGCGCTGAAGAGCATCTGGCTTAAACCCACCAAATAAGTTACCCTGCATATTGGGTTGCATATATGGTGCAGTATTCATACCAAAATTTTGTGCCATGTTTTAACCTTATCTATTGCTGGCAGGTACTGACCTGTCATTCATTTGTTCAACGGCATTACGGATAGCCTTAATGTTTTCATCCATTCTAGCTAGACTAACAGCTTGACTTTGTACTAACGCCTCTAAAGACTCAATACGAGTATCGTGACGAATAATCTCCTTAGCATTATTTTCAATGCTGTTATTTAAGTTCGCAACATACATACCCAATGCAATTGTCTGTGCAACAATCGCTCCAATAAGAGTGAGTGGTACAGATTTAGATAGATGCCAAGCTTCTTGTCGATGGTCGGGCATTTTTAATTCCTTATTATATAGTAAGACTTCCACTGGAAGAGATGTCGTTATTTATAGGAGTATTATAGTTGCGAGTTATATACACACGACCCGGACTTCCATCACCACCATGAGAACTCCACACAGACCAGCCACCACCGCTATTTGCGTCAGCATAGCCTTGTGCGTATCCTCCAGAACCAGCGGCACCAATAGTAACGCTGATAGATGATTTGTAGGGTACGTTGGCGCTTCCTGTTACATATGTACCAGCATTACCACCATCTCCACGCCATCCACCTGTATCAAGCAATAAAGGGTTTCCAGATGTAGCGCCTGTATCACCGCCGCCGCCGCCGCCACCTGCTCCGTATCCTGTAGCATCACCACCTTTTTGATTGCCGCCACCTTGGATTGCACCACCTGCACCACCAGTTCCCCAGACACTATTAGCCCCAGCGGTTCCAGCAGTTTGTCCTCCAGTACCTCCTGCACCACCAGCACCACCAGCGGCAGATACACTAAAGGCACCAGAAATAGAAGTTGTACCGCCTGCTGTGGAAGGAATGCCATTTTGCTGGCTGTTCAGTTCCTGATTAGCCCAACCTCCACCGCCACCACCACCAATAAGCTGATAGGAAACGTTAACTAGATTAGTTCTAGTTGAAAATGAATTAAGGTTTATTGTTGTTCCAGCGGAGCCACTTGGGATGCCATTATTTGTTGATACATCAGGGACCAAACTGCCACCACGATATAGCTGGCTCAGACTGACAGCACCAGATACACCAAAAGTTGTTCTGAGGTCATTCATAGAGACTGCCATTATACTGTTCCGTAAGCAGTGACGTTAGCTTCAGCAGTGATGTTTCCGCTGCTGTCAATCTTGAAGACATTATTTGTACCATACTTGAAGTAGAGTGTAGTACCACTATCATAAATAGTCCAAGAGCCGAGCTTAATCTCGTTACCTGCATCGACACTACCAGTAAAGGTAGGGTTAGCCAGAGGAGCTTTTGTATCTAGCTGTGTTTGAATATTACTAGTAACACCATCAGTATAATTCAACTCAGCTGTTGTAGCTGTAACTCCATCAAGCTTATTAATCTCTGCAGCAGTTGCAGTAACACCGTCTAGTATGTTCAACTCTGCAGCAGTAGAAGTGACTGTTGTTCCGTTAAGCTTAAGATTAGTAGCCTCTACTGTACCAGCTACAAATGCCTCACTACCAACTGTCCACTTATCAGCAGTTTCATCCCATACAAAAGTTTTATTAGCAAGTGTACCACGTTCAATCTCAATGCCACCATTCTCTGTAGGAGTAGAGCCAGTGTAGTTAGAGTTAAGAACAATCTGGTTATCAGCAAGGTTGATAGTTTCAGTATTAACTGTAGTAGTTGTGCCGGATACAGTAAGATTACCACCAATAGTCAAGTCATTGGTAATAGTAACATTATTAGGAAGTCCAACAGTAACAGCTGCACTCTCAACGCCACTTCCTGTTACTTCAATCTCATTAGCAGTACCAGTAATAGTAGCTACGTAGTTACCTGTAGTATCTGTGCCTAGTGCTACAGAGTTAGGCTGAATAGTAGTAGCCAGAGTAATGTTGCCCGTTCCGTTAAAGGAAACGCCAGTAGCTGCAACATCACCAGACAGAGCAATAGTACGAGCAGTCTGTAGGGCTGTAGCTGTATCAGCATTACCAGTAAGGGCACCAGTTACGTTGCCCGTGACGTTACCATTAACGTTGCCTGTCAAGTTACCGCTAAAACCAGCCGTAGAAGAAATAGTTGTGCCAGTGATAGCTGCAGCAGATGTGCCACCGATAACAGTACCGTCAATAGTACCACCATTAATGTCAGCAGTGTCAGCTACAAGGCTGTCAATGTTAGCCGTACCATCAACATATAAGTTACGCCACTCTTGTGCAGAGCTACCCAAGTCATATGTATCATCTACATCAGGAATGAAGTTGCTGTTAATATCAGCACCAAAGGATACTGTGTCTGTTGTTGCATTACCAAATGTTAGATTGCCATTAATAGTAGCGTTACCAGTTACTGTAAGATCGCCACCCACAGAAAGGTTAGCTGAAGCGGTTACGTTACCAGTAAGAGTAGAAGCTTCATCTACTTGCAAGCCATCTGTTCTTACAGTGCCATCAAAGTAAGCATTCTTAAACTGAACAGCAGACGTACCAAGATCAATAGTATCTGTTGTCTTAGGCTGCACTGTACTGGCAGATACGATTATGTCTTGGGCAGGTCCAACCTTAGTAATAGGTGCACCTTCTCCAGCAGTACCATCATGCTTATGGCCTGTCGTAGCATTGAATGCAGCTTCAAGCGCATTGTATTCTGCGTCAAAGTCATCAGCATCAATAACGTTACCGTTAGCAATGTTATTCGCTGTATCTTGGCGTGTATACCCTGCCATTTGTTAAGTCCTTATTGTCTATCGTTCTGTCTAAACTCTAAGATAGCAGTATCCAGAGTAAATGATGGATTAGTTGTACCGTCTTCAATACGAATAGCTATCGTCTTACCTGATCCAATGATATTAGTGTTATAGATTTTATCTAGTTCACCACCAAAAGTAGATGTGCCGAACACAGAAGTAGTAGTACCAAATATAAATACAGCATCACCTGAACTAGAGACTGTAAATGTATCTGGCTTAATTGAACCTATGCCTACGCCAGTATCAAAGTCATACTTAAGGTTCACATCAAGTGTCATACTACCGAGTGGGTCAGCATAAATAGCCATCTTGTAGAATGTCTTACGAGCCTGTGGATCAGTAAGTGGCATGAAGGGAGACTCATAGATAGCTTCAATGATAGAGCCATCAAAGTCAGCGCCTGTATCTAACTCATAGACGTAACCATCTTCGTTAGCAAAGATAGTTGTTTCGTTGTAGCCATCCGTATACTTACTATCAGCACAGTAAGCTTTAATGCCTTTCGTTGTAGCCCAAGCAATAGAGCCAGCACCTTGGCTAGAAAACTTAGTAGCAATCAACCCTCTAGCCACACTAGCTTGTTCTGAAGGAACATATGCAAGAATACGATACTGAGCTTTCTCACGTAGTACTAAGGAACAAAAGTTGCTACTAGATTGTAGGAACGAATAGGCATCCTTAGCAATAGTATCAGAGGGAACATCCAAGCCAAAGTCACCGATACGGTCAGTAGCACTCAGAAGTCTGATACCATCTGGGGCAACATACATAATGTCACCACCAACTTCCTGAATAGTATCGCCATCAATGCAACCAATGCGATCCGTGATAGGAGAAACTACAAAGTCAGAGATTGACGAACCTGTAATTCTGTTTATGTTATTCCTGCTAAAGACAATAAGCTGATCACGGAATACAGTAAGTCCAGTTATAGTGTGACCAATGTTAATAACACCACCACCATTAGCCGCACTAAAGTCATTATAGCTGGAGGGTGCAGTAAAGTAAAGGTTAGTACCTTTAGCATAAAATGCAGTTGACTTAAACACAGCTACGTAAGCTGCACCCTGTATGTCAGAAGGGCTAGAGAAATACGTTACAGTATTAGATGTGTCATTAAATGCAAAGGGATAGTTAACTCCATCTACACCAATAACAATATGACCAGCACCAAAGTTTAACTCTGCAAACCTAACCTTAGAGCCGTTCAATGAAGCTGTAGCTTTAAGGGTCCAGCCTGTACCTGTACTATGATAGACTTTGCTGTTAGCACCATCACTTCTTATAGCCAGAACTTCCCCTGCATTGACTACTTTAACACCAAGTATAGGTCCAGTTCCTGCTACAGCATTAGTGTCGTACTTCTCATATCCTCTTATCTTACTATAGCCACCCTCTTTGGAAGGTTCAAAGTTCTGCAGAATAGTAGCAGAACCTACTGCGTTAACACCATGTTGTAAAGGGGACAAGTTGGAGATCAACCCGCCCCTAAACTCAATGGGAAATGTCTGCCACTGTGTTGCCATTAGAAATGAACTCTAGTATCTCTTACATAGTCTGTTCTGTTAATGTAAAGACTGCGTAGGTTTTTAATGCCTTGCTTAAATCTTTCATCAGCAAAGCTAGCGGCTTGCATGTCTCCCCTAAACTGATACGCATAGTACATGGCACCATCTATGATAACATATCTGTAAGGCTCAGGGAAGTTGGGAACGTCTGTAGCTTTAGATAGGTCATAGCCCAAGGTGTAGTAGTCATACACAACTTCATACTCTTGGTCAGGGGAAGGAGAGAAGATAATTTCTCTGTTAGGTGAGCGCACTACATGAATAGGCGCACCTCTATTGTTACTACTAGAGTTATACTCATAATCTACATATTTGTCAAGGTATTCTTCATAAGAAATAGATTTTAACTTTCTAGTTTGAACACCAAGAGTAGTATTGCCCTTAAGTCTAAACGTGTTAAAGTTCACAGTCTTAGCATCATAAGGGTAGCTGTAACGTACAACGCCAGCTTCTAGCACTTCAGTCTCTTCAATGTGGTTCCACGGCCACTCAAACTCTTCTTGGTTAATATGCCGGATAGCTGCGTTAACTGCATCCTTAGCAAAACTGTAAAAGCCTACAGCCGTGTTAAAGTTAGCTGTAGTAAGCTCTACTTCATTAAGGCGTCTATTGACATCGTTAACAAGGCCAATGTAGTTATAAGCCATTATTACTTCTCCTTAATACGAAGATAGATACTACGTTCATACTGCAAGCCTTCACCTGTATTGATGCGGCATGTAATAGTATAGCGAATGTTGTTTGTCCCTAAAGAAAATCTTGCCGTAGCAACTTGACCAGAGATAGTACCAGTTACGAACTGCAAACCATGCACCACCTGTGCATCACTTACTTGTGTCTTAACGCCACTAGCATTGTCAATAAACCAAGTAACAGCAGATAGTGTATCATCGCCCAAGAAGCGTGACCAGTCTACGCTGTAGTCTAAGATTTCATCTTTGTCTTTGTCAGGCCACTTATATGCCATGTCTCAAGTCCTATTATGCTGCAACGTATACGGTTCTATTAGTGTTAGCTGCTTGTATGATAATCACTCTATTTTCATCGCTAACATACCTAGTGTTAAATCTATCTGTGGATACTAGATAGATAACTCTATCACTTTCGTAGCTATCTTTAATAGCTTCATAGTCGAAGCTCTGTGCATCTACTGTAACACCACCATTGTATATACGCAATGGCACAGAAACAGGTACAACTCTATTCTCAGTACGAGTAGTAGGCTCACCAACATAACCTGTAAGTGTAGCACTTGTAATCGGAACAACAGCCTTAGCTATAACTTCCGGTGCAGTTACAGTAACTGTCAGAGTAGGTGTAGTAATAAGTGTTACAGCTTTAGCTACAACAGTTGTAGTATTAACTGTACCTGTAGCACTTACACTGTCAGGTAGTACGACAGCTTTAGCAATAACTTCAGGTGTACCAACAGAGATAGTAGAACTTACGCTGCTAGACAGTGTAACCGCTTTAGCAATTACTGTAACAGAGTTAATTGTACCTGTAGCTGATACGCCTGTCAATGCTGTATTAGCAGCACATACAGTTACAACTGAGTTTGTGTTAGAGGTAGCACTTACACCAGCTACAGCAAAGCGTTCCTCACCTGCAGAGGCAAAGGAGTCAACTGAAAAAGGTGTAAAGCCAAAGAGCATTAGCTGTCTGCCTCAGTAATAGTTAAGGTGCCAGCCTCTACCTGCCGCATGATCTCAGCGTAATGCCTGTTTGCTGGATCGAGAGGCACGAACAACTCCTGACCGTCGATGGTGGCACGGATGGAAGAGTTGGTGCCTGACAGTGGGTCGGCGCAGTATTGGGCGGAGGTGATTTGCATTTCAGTCATGGTTATAGCTCCGCATCGAAAGCAGCATAACCCCCGCCGCCAGAAGCATATAGGTTAGCAGGTCGGCCTGTAGCCAAGATAGCTGTCGTTGGAGTGCCATCCCATTCTACCTTGTCTGGTAAAGAGCTTGTAACACTCAGGCTCGATATACCAACGACATTATTACCGTCCCATACGAACAATGCGGCGGTTGTAGCTGTTGGTGCAGCCCTCATAGTCACAGGGAATGTCATTCCAATACGATAGAAGGTATTGGCGTTATACACTATGCCCGGTTGATCACCTAACATACTGTTTACACCATATCGCTTGTAGAAATACCTCTGGCAAAGCGCCAACTCCTGCCCGATACTGCGATGCTCGAAGGGGGTGGCTGTGTCGCCTACCTCAAACTGCGTCATCGTAAATTCAATGTAACTACCGCTTACCGTATTGGTAATGCCGAATGCTGGATGGATTTGAATGAAGTCGGATGCACCTGTAGCCATTCCAGATGGCATGGTGTGTGTGGCAGTAACGTAGTGCCAAGCACCATCACTTGGAATTTCATCACCTAGCGTATAGCAGGCAGTGGTGTCGCAGATGCGAATGCGCTGCCCCGACATATTGGTGCGAACCCAAGTCGAGATAGTAACGGTCTTGCCACGCAGGTAGCTTTTCCCAAATGTCTCTACTTTTTGAAATGGATGTAGGAACACAGTAGATAAGGCTGATGTCGCCGTAGTCTTATGGGAGTTTACCACGGTTCCATCTGGCAGCGTCACCTCTTGGATAGTGATGTTTACTGCCTGACCATTACCATAAGAAATCCAACGGTCACTGGTAAACGTAGATGATCCTACGCCAGTAGTGACGCTAGTAATGCCCCTCTGGTTAACAATATGTGAACCATTGATAATCAGGTTGCGGTTCGACAAGGCACCATCGACACCAGCACGTTGCGAAAGTTCTCTTGCTTTGCTCATTACATAGCTCCAATGATAAAGGCGAGAAGCTCGGGGTAACGCACACCAAGTCTGGTGCGCTCAGTGGCACCCTCTGGCGCTTCTTCTGCTGT